AGAAAAGTAATAAAGAAGATTTATTCTTTTCATTTAGTATTTGTTTACCACTAATTCTATTTAAAGATAATTTTTTAAGAATTCTAGAATTTTCTTCTAAAGCAAACGTAGAGACATTATTAGTTCTATCCGGGGTATCATCTGCTGTTAAACCGGCTTTACCTAAAGGATCTCTACCCATATTAGCTTGGTCTGTATCATATCTACTAAGTTTTTGTTTAGGACGCCCTGGCTCATTTTCATCGTACCCATCAGGAATATCTTTAATGGTTTTATCTCTTTTAGTAGAATATAAATTAGCTAAATCATGTGGTGTGCCATATGATTCACCTGATTCAATAGGATCATTACCTTCGTTTTCTATTTGGTTTAATCTAAATATGTGGGCGGCATCATCTAAAGATCTATTTTTTTCGTGATCGATTTCTTGTTCCGAAAGATTAAATATGTTTTTGTAAACAAAATCACTGCTTAAGATTTTTTTATCTGAAATAGAATTGGCTAGTTCAACTTTAGCTTTATATAATTCAGTTTTTTCTTGTTCAAATACAATTGACGGGCCTGTTAGTTCTAATTCAAAATCTACTAAGTCAGCATCAGTAAACCCTTGAGTATATAAATGGACTAAAGCTATTTTATGTAATTCAGACACAATAGTTCTCTGTAAGCGTTCAATTGTACGTGCAAAACGAATATCCATAGCAGCTAGTGTTGATTTACCTTCAAGATTTTCATCGTACCCTAAGAAAGCTTTAGGAATTTTAAGGGCAGCTAACATTCGATTTTTTAAGTATTCAATATCAGTTGTGCCATCATAATCAAGACCTTTTGTGGTTTCGATTTTAGTTGATGAATCATTACCTCTGACTGGAATATAAAAATCTTCAGTCATGTTTTGAATATTAAATTTTAGATTATAGTCACCTGTTTGTTGATCAACATACGGGGTTTTTTTCATCTGGCGAACGGTTTTTTCCATAAATGAATCAATTTCATTAGGAGGAATACCGCCTACATTCATATAAAATATTCTTTTTTCTGGGGCGCGCATAATTCTATGAATAAGCATTGCATCCTCCATCAAGATTAATTGCTTAAATACTTTACGAGCTGGTTCAAGATAGGATCTACCATATGGAAGATAAGCAGCGTCTGATAATAACCTAAAATGGGCTACTTCGTAATTTTCAAGTTTCATCTGATCACTTCTTCTAGCGCTATATGTGTTAGATTGTGATAAACCATTAGGGTCAAGTATAAATTGAACATAACTTGGGTTTTCGGGATCCATACCTTCTTCTCTTACTACTTGATAAACAGAAAGAGGTAAAACATTATAAACACCAAACTTTTCTGAGATTTGTAAGTGTAAATAAAAATCGCCATATTTACACATCTGACGAACCCAAGAAGGTAAATTAAATTCTACATTTAACACATCATAAAATAAATTATGGAGTACACGTTTAACGTTTTCATTAGATGATTTAATAGTTAATACATCTCCATACTCATTTTTAAGAGTTGCTTCTTCTGAAATAATATCAAGTGCTGGAGCAATTAATGAATCATAATCCATTGCCTCATAATCGCTATAAAGCTGGAGGCGCATAGATGAATAATTAAGAGTAGGGTTATATTGTAGAGAAGAACCTACTGGTCTATGTAATCGAGTAAATCTATCATAAAGTGAATTAGATTCTAAGTTGCCGTATTTTTGAATACGATCAACATCCATTACTTTTAATTGTTTCCCACCAACGTTTCTTATGATAACATCATTAGAAAATAATCTTCGTAATCGTGTAAATAAGCTAGTATCTGCCATATTAATGGTTTATTATGTGTGTATAAATATTTAATCTAAAAGCCAAGACAAATCTTCATCTCTTCCTCCAATTTTCATTTTATATGCTTGTTTGGGGTCATTGATTTGGGTAGAACTAAAAAATGGATTATATGAAGCCTTAGTAGTATTTGCAAGCATAGCTCTAGTTAAGTCAACCCCGTGCTGAGCAAATTTTAGCGCAGTATCTCGCACGTAACACGCAGTAGCTATAGACATAATTAGGTCATCATTATACCCCGTTTGGGCTTCTGGTCGGCCATTTTTCCAAACAAAGGTTCTTAATTCATCTAATGTACGTCTTGATTGAATCTGTATACTTTGTTCTTTTACATATGCATCTAATTTAGCAATAGTTAATGGTCTTGTTCTAAGTGACATAGTAAAGCCTGGTACCATTTTAGATTTATCTATTAAATCATACCCTTTAGCAATGTATGCTTCAGCATCACGGGTAAATTTTTCATCTTTAGGACTATAATATAGGTTTTCATAACCCATATCAATTACTTCTTGTATAGCAGCCCACCCAATATTTGCATTTTCAATTACAAGTAATGCTTTATTATACTCAGTTGCTATATTATATAATATTCTACCAAAATCTTTAGTTGGTAAATGGTCTTTAAATTCAGCTACTTGCGTGCAATTTTCAATGTCTATAATATGAAATGCTGAATAGTCTTTAGAATCACCTCTAGCTACGTCAGCTACAACCATATATTGTCTTGTATAATCTGGGTATTCCCAAACCCATAAGCTGCTATTCATACCACGCTTTTCTAAGGGATCTTTTAACATTGTAGCTTCTATATGATTTATTATTTCAGGGGGAAATACTGTATCACCAGAGGTTGTAAAATCGCAATCACATTCTTGTGCCGCCATTCTATCTCCTAATTCATCATCTTGTTTATCTCTCCATTCCTGATTTCGTTCTGGGTGTACAGTCCAAGGTAATCTAATAGGTGTAAAACCACTAGTACCGTCTTGTGCTTTAGTCCATTGCCTATGAAACCAGTTACCAGTACCATTTGGTGTAGATAATATAATTGCTCTACCACCAGTAGCAAGTGTTTGTTGTGCTGAACCCCAAATCTCTTCAATTCTATTTTCCTCAATAAATGCAGCCTCATCAATTACCAGAAGTGAAATGGCTTCTGATCTACCAGCATCACCTGCTGCAGATACTGCTTTAATTTGAGACCCGTTTTTAAGTCGCAGTGATAGTCGGTTGTTTTCCATTGTAGGTAATTTTAACCAACTAGGTAACTGATCGTACATAAATCGTACTTTAGTTACTAGGTTTTTTGCTGTTTCCTGTTTTGTTGCTATTACAAGGATGTTTTTATCCTTTTGGAATAACATCATGTGTAAAGCTATACCTGCTGAAAGTGTTGAAATACCAAGCTGTCTTGATTTTAGGATTACTGACTTATCGTGTTTATTTAATAGACCTAATACTTTTTCTTGAAATGGGTATAGGTTAAACTGTGTTCTACCTCTTGTTGGGTGTTGAATCCAACAATATTTTTTCATAAAATAAACAGGATCGCTTGCTGATTTAACAAATTCCTGCTTTATAATTGCTTTAATGTCTGCCATCGTATATACGTAGCTAAAAAGAAAGGGGACCGAAGTCCCCTTAATTTTAATATATAATTGACTTAACCTTTAAGGTTAGCTAATTTTTGCATACGTTTAACTGATTCATTAAGTTCAAAGTTATCTTCTTCTAATTCAACTTCATCAATAGCAGCATCAATAGCATCTTCAGCTACAGGTGCTTCTTCGTCCATCACTTTGCCTTTTTCGTCTTCATCATAGTTTTTAGGTAAAGCCATTTTTTTCATTTTACCGTATTCTTTCTGAAGTTTGGCTTTAGCTCTTTCAAGTTCTTTAAGTTGCTTGCGAACTTCTTTAACAGCATTCTTATCCATCATGTCTCTAAACTCATTATCTTCATCAATACGAGTTAAACGACCTTCAGTTTCTTCGATCATTTCATCGATTGCTGCAAGTTTAGTTTCAAGGGCTGCTCTGCGTCCTTGGTTTTCGATTTCTTTCATCTTTTTAGCTAATGGATTTTTAGCTTCTTTGATTACTTTTTTAATGTATTTTTCTAATTCACTCATGGTGTTGTTGTTTTCTCTTAATCCTTTAATATTAAATCCTTCTGTTCCTGTAGCATATTTTGTACCTGGGTATATAGTAGTAACTATTTTCTGTATAAGCCTTGCGTCTCTTCTTTCTATAGGAACCATTTCAATGCCTGTATCAGTTTGTTTAGTTATACTTTTAGTAGTAATTCTATCAGGTTGAATATCATATCTAATTAAATAAGGCATGCTTCCTCCTGTAACAAGATTTTTCCCAGATGTAACATCAACTTGAATTTTAACACCCCCTACTCCAGCTTTTCCACCTCGAGTAGGTTTCATTGTACCATCCCTACCCATTACCATTGACAATCCGTCAAATTGCAATAATTCTATGTCTGTTATTTTACCAAATGAAAATTCTTGCCCTATAAAGTTTCTAAAAAAGGTATTAGACAAGTTTTCAGCACGTTTAACTTCGCCCCTTTCTAAGGCTTTATTAAAAGCGCTTGCAAAAGTTTTCATTGAGATTTCTGCTAATGGATCGCTTAGATCAATATTACCTCCTAAGCCTAAGGCATCTAAGTCAGCCATTGGATCATCTGACATATCAAATTCTGCGTCTCTTCTCTTTCTACCCCTAGTTTCAGGAGCATTTGGATCGCGAGTTGGTTCCATTGCTTTTTTAAGTTGAGAAGTTAATGTGATTAAACCTTTCATTTCAAGCGCTTTTAAGAACTTATTTGCTTGAGCTGGGCTATTATATGAAGTAGCAGCAATTACATCCTTAGAAGTAAAGCCCTCAGGCTTAAGCATTGCTGTAGCTAGGGTTTTCATTTCTTCAGGTGTAAAACGCTTTTTAGGGCGCTTTTGTCCTGGTGATTTATATGTTTTTAAAACATCGTTTACACGTTGCATAAATTGAAGAACATCTTTCATGCTAGCTTCTTGGCTAAGCTTAAAAACATTAGATGTACGAGCCATTTCTTCTAAACCTTCTTCTTCTACAAAGTTAGGTTTACCAAATATAGCATCTTGTTCATCATTAAAATCTCTTGCCATTTCCATTTCATCCTCGAGAGAAAAATCATCTTCTTCGGGACGTGAATCTGCGGCTAATTGCTCAGGGGAAGCCATTTCATTCATAACAGCTTCGATTTCTTCAAGTATAATTTGCTTGATTTCGTTTTTATTCATTTTGCAAAATATTGTTGTTAACAATAATAAATATATAAAACTTAATCAGGCAGCGTATAATCTAAAGCTTGTATTAAAAATATAGTACTTAACACACCAGCAGCTACATTTACTCCAGGTTTGTTATACCATTTATCCTGTGAATCTATATAATTTAAATGTAGTTTAATTTGTTCATTAAGTAAAATTATTTCTTGGTTTTTGTAATCTATAACTAAACTATCTTGTTCAATTAAAAGTTCATATAGTTTAATAGTACGTTCAAGTTCGGTAATTAATACAGCTTTAGCCGAATCTTGTATTTCAAGGGTATCAAGGGCAAGAAAAAATTGCTCTAACTCATCCGCAGGGATTTTTAAAGTATCTTGTTGGGCGTAAAAAATACTAGATAAACCTAAAAATAAAATTAATAATAAGTTTTTCATTTTTTTCTTCTATACTTTTTTTTAAAATCACCTGTTACTTTTTTAGCATTGCTAGTGTTTTTAACCTGTGTTTTAGCTTTAACAACTTTTTTCTTTTGAGTATTAACTGCTTTTTTAGTTTCGGCACGTTGTGCTTCTACTTTTTTAGTTTTAGCTCGTACAGTTTTAATTTTATTTTGGTTTTCTTTAACCTTTTTATCGTGCTCTTTTTTCTTTTGTGTAGAAGCTATTGCAGCGGCACCTCCTAATACTGCGAATAGCCCTAATATCCATTTCCAAATTTTCATGATTAAAATTTTACTATGTTTAATATTTGTTCGATTCGTTCTTCCGTAGAACCTTTAATTGTTGTATAAAAACGACGATGTTTTTTTAATAAATTTTGTATACATACGTCAATTTCATTTCTATATTCTAAATTAGTTTCTCTTACACCATTATCTTCCATATCCATACCTTCTGGAGAGATATAAAACATATAATCATATTGATAGATAAAACGTTTAGCATATTCCTCAAAAGCATCCCCATCTATTATACTAGTTTTTTTAGCACATTTAGTAAATGCCATAACATCTATAATAGTTCTATCTGTAACTATATTAGGCTGCATTAACTCACTTACACGTTCAGCGAGAAATATTGTTTGCCCCTCTATAGTTGTTTCATGATTAAGAGGTATGCCTAAAGAATTAAGATATGCACTGCGTTCGGTAGCAAATTTATAATTTTTTAATTCAGGGATTTCCTGAAGTGCTTTTACTAATGTAGTTTTACCTACACTCATTGTTCCACAAAAACCTATTTTCATTATCCTGCGTTTCTTCCTTTAAATCTTGGGTCTTTATACCAGGGCAAACCCTTACCACTACGTTTTCTATCTTTCCACTCTTCTTCTGAATATTGGATACCATAAATATAATATTCTCTTTTACGTTTATCACCCCCAGGTATAAGAGCTGGACCATCCCAATTATGAAGTTTATTATCCCATATATAAGCTATAGTACCATCTGGTGAAACTAATTTTCTAGATTTAGGGAAATCTTCTACACCACGAAGTCTATTTTGTTCTTCAATAGCCCGAGCTTCTTTAAATTTTTTATTTTCTTTACTCATTATTTATAACTTCTAACTTCGTCTAAAATATCTAATTTTCTAACCTTTAAAATTGATTCTGCAACATATGTACCTTGTGCCCCACTTACTGTAATACCCCTTGCTGAGAGAGCATCGCCTACAAAGTGGACATTTGGTACTGTTTTAAGTGATAGGTTATTATAATCTACAAGTGGTTCTGGTGATAGATATTTTACTTCGGGCATATAAACACCCCAATCATTACCTAATGTAGGGAATACTTTGGTCATATCTTCAATAAAATCCTCAATATAAACAGCATTATTACCAATAGCATCATATAATGGATCTAAACTATTCACAATTTCAGTTTTAACATACTCACCCTCACTTGTTTTAGATGGTACTCTATGGCTAGGCGAGTAATAAGTACCTGTACCATTAACTTGAAGTTTTTTAACTGCTTCACGTGACCAATCAAATGGTTTATCTATACCTCTAATCTCCATTAAAATGCCAAAATTAGTCATATCATTGCGATATGCTTTATCCTTTTTAGCATGGCCGTTATAGCTGTGATCACCATATGTTTCTTCTACAGCTACATAAGCAGCATTATTATTAGTACAGAACGACCTTAATGATACACCTTTATCTTCAAACTTACGGTATAATTTAAAATCGTAACTAATATCAATTAGTTTTTGGAAGTGTTTTTGTGGTGCTTCAAAACGTACACCAATTTGTACTGGTTTTGCTTCAGTTGGTAATTCATAATGTTCT